CCCAGTATCGACCGACACGCAATTGCGCGCCGGTATGGATACGCCGCACGCTACCTGGAGTCTCTTTCTTGTCGGCCAGCATGATATCCGCCAGGGAGACTGGCTTGCTCTTGACGGCAGCGATTACACGATCCAGGGTCTGCAGGTCTGGGAGTTTCCGAAGGGGCAGGGGGTATACATGCAACTGACGGTCGAGGAGGCAAAGTCGTGAGCGGAGACGCGATCAGCCGGAAGTTGGTGCGCGATGCCATCGCAGCCGGGCTGCAAGCAGCAATGCCTGCGGCACAAGCCGTGTATGGGCATCAGCGTACCAACTTCGGCAACGAGTCGCCTGTCGTGCGCGTGTACACGTATGGCGGCGAACGACCGCAGCTTCCTGCTACGGGAATGCGCAGCCGGTTCTACTATACTGTCGAGTTCTGGGTACTCTTCACGACAGTGAGCGGGCAGAACTACGAGGCCGACGCCGAGGATACGCTCGATCAACTTGAGATCGAATTGGTGTCCTGGCTAGGTGCCAACCAGATCGGCGAATTGTGGCAGGCGCTGATGTTTGAAGGCCAGTCCGTCGTCGACAACGTCAAAGTATCGGCTGGCGATGTGTGGCTAGTCGAGCAGATTCGCTTGGTGGCGGAGGTGTACGGATGACAAAGAAGGCAGGGGCGCCTGCTGGCGGATTGCGCTACGTTGGCGCTGGAGCATACATCATGGGGGTGCCGGCGCGTGATCTGTCGCCAGACGAGGCGACGAAGCACGCCGAGGCAATCAAACGGGTGGCCGAGGCCGGACAAGTGCTGTACGAGCCTGCGCAGACCCAAGAGGCGCCTGCGGGCGTGAAGGAGAAGGAGGGCGATCATGGCGCGTAGATATGGGACGAGACCCTATTTCTTAGCGCAGTTTGGCAAGGAGGGCGCGTCAACGCCTGGCACGGCTGTTGCCGGCACGGTCCTATGGCGCGGGGTGTTCGGCGGCTGGAAGGACGAGCGTGACCGGCAGACCGTCCAGGAGGACATCGGTATTCAGACGGCTGCAGAGCGTACCAATGACGTGCGCCTGGGCGTCTCAGTGGCTGTGCCGGCGACGCCGATGACGTTCGAGCAGGTGCCGCTGCTGTTCGAGTCGGGCATTGGCAAAGTGACGCCAGTAGGGACAACCACCTACGTTCGCACTTATGCCTTTTCCTACACGGACACGCCGAACGACTATCAGACATATACGATCATTCTTGGCAACAAGATCGTGACGGCTGACGTCAAGGCGATTCCGTTCTGTTGGCCGAGCGAAATCACGCTGGCCGGCAAACGTGGCGAGGCGTGGACGATGGCGGCGACGTTCATGGGCGCTCGCGCGGTTGCCGGTACGTTTGCGGTGCTTACGCCGGCTGCGGTAGAGGATGCGATCTTCTCCAATACGCGCCTGTACGTCGATGCCTCCGGGGGCACAATCGGCACGACCGAAAAGCCTGGGGTGCTCATGGGCGCGCAGATCAAGATCACGCCTGGCATTGAGTTTGTGCCGCCTGGCGATGGGGTTCTCTATCCGACCATTGCCAAAGTGGGCAAGCCGCGCGTCACGGTGAGCCTGACCTACGAGTACGAGCAGGAGTCCGTCGGGCCGGTATCGTTCGTGGCGCAGCAGCGCGCCGCATACGAGGCAAACACGCTGCAGCTTGTCCGCCTATCCTGCGCAGGGTCGGGCGGGCGCAAAGTCGACCTTGACCTGGCGTTGCGCTACGATTCGGTCGCCGAGCCGCAGTTCGAGGGCGAAACCAACTCGACGGTCACGTTTGATGGGCATTGCGACTACTCCGCTGCTGACGCGCTGATGTTCGAAACGACCATTACCAATCTGCTGGCTACGTTGTGAGGTGACTTGTGGCATTGATGAGTAAGGCCGCCATCTTGGGGGCTGCTGACATTGGGTTTGAAGATATCGATCTGTCCGACGTGCCGGGGTGGGGCACGGTGCGAATCAAAGACCTGACCGCTGCCGAGCGTGACGCGCTGGAGGCCGGCTTGACGGTTGATGTTGCCGGCGGGCGCAAGGGCATCACGCAGAAAGTGTCGCTGGACAACGTGCGCGCCGCTTTCTGTGCGGCCGCGTTGGTCGACGAGGACGGCAATTTGCTGTTCACGAAGGCCGACCTGGGCGCGCTCGGCAAGAAGTCGGCGCGGGCGCTGGATCGAATTTTCTCGCGTGTCCGACAACGCAATGGGCTGTCGGATGGCGACGTTCAGGAGTTGGCCGAAAATTTCGGCAAAGGCCAGAGCGAAGATTCGCCTTCCGCTTAGCTTTGGCATTGGGGTACGCTGACGTGGACGGCATGTTGGCCGGCATGTCGTCTCGTCAGATGGCAGAATGGCGCGCCTTTGGTAGCCTTGAGCCAATAGGCGACGAGAGGGCAGATTTTCGCATGGCGTATGCGCTGTCGGTGATCGTCAATATGTTTGCAGGCAAGGATGCCAGGCCGGTCTCGCCGCTCGATCTAATGCCGCGCTTTTTGGGCGACGTCGAGCATCGTGATCGGCTAGAGGCGCCGCCAATCCATCCGACCGTGCGGGAATTCGAGAGGCTGCTAGAGGGGCAATGAGCACAATAGCGACGCTCGCCATCAAGCTGGTAGGCGATACCACTCAACTCAAAGCTGCCTTTGACGATGCTGCCGGTACGGTACAACGTGCCGGGCAGACAATGGCGAGCGTGGGCGCCGTTGTGTCGGGCGCGGTGACGGCGCCGTTGGTTGGTCTCGGCATGACGGCGATCAGAGTTGCCTCCGACCAGGAGCAGCTACAGATCGCATTCACGACTATGCTCGGTTCGGCTGACCGCGCCAAGACGCTCATGGAGGACTTGGCGCAGTTCGCAGCTACAACGCCGTTCGAGTTGCCGGAGGTGACCAGTGCCGCCAAGCAACTTATGGCGTTTGGCGTTGGCGCCGAAGAGGTGCAGACGACGTTGACGCGCCTGGGGAACTTGGCTGCGGGTGTCGGCGCGCCGGTGGGTGATCTGGCTTATCTGTTTGGCACCAGCCGGGTGCAGGGTCGTTTGTTTGCTGCCGACATTAACCAGTTTACTGGGCGCGGCATTCCGCTGATCGAGGCGCTGGCTGCGACGATGGGTGTCGCCACAACAGAGATTCGCGGCATGGTCGAGGATGGCAAAGTAGGTTTCGCCGAACTCGACACCGCGCTCGCCTATCTTACCGAGGACGGCGGGAAGTTTGCCGGTCTGATGGAGGCGCAGTCTCAAAGTTTGCAGGGGCTATTCTCGACGGCGAAGGACAACATCATGCTCACCCTGGGCGAGGTCGGCAAGGTCGCCATCCGAGAGTTTGATCTTGTGCCAAAACTCAAGGAATTGATCGCCGTTCTGGAGGTCATCCGGGCAAACGTCAGTGCATTTGCCGCCGAGAATCCAAAGCTGTTTACATCGCTGATCATGGTTGGCGCCGCCATTGCCGCTGTCGGCCCCGCGTTGACTGCGCTCGGCGCCGCTATGATGTTCCTTTCGCCCGCTCTTGGTGTCATCGGCGCCGTGATCGCGGCTGTGCTTTCGCCAGTCGGGTTGCTGGTCGGCGCCGTGATCGCTTTGGGTGCAGCCTGGATGCGTAACGTCGGTGGCATGCGCACGATAACCATGCAGGCGCTGGCGCCTCTTCAGGAGCGATGGGGTGCGCTCGTTGGCGCGCTAGAGGCGGGTAAATTCAGTATAGTCGGGGTGTTTGGCGAGATAGCGTCTCACTTGGTAACGCTCAACCTGGACACCTACGATACGACCGACAATATATGGGAGTTCGTGCGCGCTCTGACCGGAAGCGCTGAGGCCGCTACGATTGTGGCAGACGTTGTATGGTCTGGCTATGCAGCGATGCGGGCATTTCGCCAGTCCGTGGGCGAGGTCGCGGCGTTGGCTGGCGCCGGGCTGCCAGAGTTCGGCGCGTCAGTTCAGCAAGCCTTCGGGCAGATCGTCACCGCCGCCAGCAGTTTGGCTGTGGGGAAGAGCAGCATTGGTGAGTTCGTGGAGTCGGTCAAGTCTGCGTTTGCCAGTATCGATTGGGCGCCGGTCGCAGCCAAATTTGAATGGCTGAAGGAGAAGGTCGGCGCGGGCATCGAGGCGATCAAGACCTACGACTACGCAGGCGCCGTGGCCGGCATGCGTGACGCTCTGGTTGGCGCCTTCGCTTCTATCGACTGGTCGCCAGTCACCGCGGGCGCAGATCAGATCAAAGATTCGGTCGTGACCGCAGTAACGTCGGTCGATTGGGTGGCCGCCTTCGGCGCCGCCACAGACGCCGTCAACGGAATGCGCGACGCCGTGATCGGCTGGATTGCGAGCGGCATCAGTGGCATCGACTGGAGTAAGGCGAGTGTCGATCTGGCTGGCTTCGTCAACGGCATCGTCGACAAAATCCGCGCCATTGACTGGTCACAGGTGAATCCTGTCTCACTTTTCCTGCCGCTGGTTGGCCGTCTGATTCCTGGCATTGGGCAGGCAATCGGGCTGGCAAACTGGGCGATCAGTAGCGAAAACTTCTCGGCGATGGTGCAGTCTGTGATCGACGCAGTGCGAGCGATAGACTGGGCAGCCATTGCCGACGCGCTTGCCGGGCTGGTCGTTGCGGTAAAGGATGCACTTGCCGGACTGGATTGGTCGGGGCTGGCGGAATCGGCCAGTGCGATCCATGAGCAGATCGCCGGGTTGTTTTCCGGCATGCAGGTCGAAGCGCCGACCGTCGATATGTCGGCGCTGACTAGCGGGTTGGCCGTCGTGCAGGATATATTGGCGCCTGCATTTGATCGCTTGCGCGAGGCGCTCTCTACCGTACCAGCATCGCTGGCGGAGTTGCAGCCATCTATTGAAAGCCTGGCCGGGGCATTTGGCGGGCTGCTGACGGCGCTGCAGCCAATCGTGGCCGTGCTCGGTGTCGGACTGACCTGGGCCGCTAACTTCGGGATCAACACACTGGCGGCCGCGATCAACAATCTGCCCGGCATCGTGGGGCCGATCATCGAGCAGGTGGCAGGCACGATCAATATGCTCTCGGCAACGGTGAGCGGGGTCGCCAGCGCGATTGCCGCTGTTGCTGCCGGCGATTGGTCGGCAGCCTGGGAAAGCCTGAAAGGGGTCGTGACCGCGTTCAAGGACTTTGTCGCCGACACTGTCGGTCGCATTTCGGAGCAGTGGGGCGCCATCGGTGGCGCGCTCGGCGAAGCTGCCGGCAGCATCATGACTGACATGGGGCTGGAGGGTGTGGCAGCCTCCGTGCAGACGATCTTGGACAACATGACGGCATTGGGCGAGAAGATTGCCCAGGTCTTCACGGGCGAACTGTCGTTGTCCGCAGCCGCGCCAGAGTGGATCGCATCGCTTATGGCGTGGGTTTGGCCGACGTTGTCAACGCCAACATGGGTCACGACGCTGCTTAGTTGGGTTTGGCCGGCGCTGTCTGCTCCGGGGTGGATCGCGCCGCTTATGGCGTGGGTATGGCCGAGCTTTATCTCACTGCCTGGGTGGGTGGACAATCTAATGAATTGGTCGTGGCCGAAGTTGGAAGTTCCATCCTGGATCAATAGTCTTTTCTCTTTCGAGTGGCCGTCTTTGCCCGCTGCGCCGAGTTGGTTGTCACCATTCCTGCCGCAAAACGCGCTCGGCACGAGCTACTTCCAGGGTGGCATGACGCTTGTTGGCGAGACTGGGCCGGAGATTGTGGCGATGCCGCGCGGGTCGCAAATTTACACGGCTGGCGAGTCAAAACGCATGATGGCCGGCGACGGAGAGGGCATCGTGATCCAGAACGTCACCGTACAGAGCGAGGTGGATATGTATGATCTCCTGCATAAACTTGAAGACAT